TCACATATACAGCGCTGCTTCTACGGCCCCTGCGGTGTCCTCGCGCTCCAACATAATGTGATTATACACGCGCAGCACCATGGCCTCGCTGTCGCCCAGGAGCGCCGCAATATTCTTGATCGACACGCGCGGGATCTGGTAGCACATCGCCGTACAGTAGTTGTGCCGGAAGATGTGCGCTGTGAGTCCGGATATGGGCTGTTCCGCGACTTCGTTCATGGCCTTGATGATTCTGTCCCATTTACGACGATACGAGGATTTAGATACCAATTTGCCGCCGCGCATGGAAAAGAGCTGAGTCCCTCTCATGCAGAAACGAACGTAAGACTCGAGAGAGGAGAAGAGCTGCGGCGGGATCGGTACCTGCCGGTATCCGTTATGAGACTTTGGACACTTGATACTCGGATGACCGGCATCGTCAAATTCGATTGATTTATTGACATTGATTGTTTTCTCTGCAAAATCAATGTCGAATCGAGTGAGAGCGAGCACTTCTCCACAACGTAATCCGGTGGCATACAAGATATCCACAAAAATCCGATCAGATGGGGATAACTCAGCATCTTTCATTGCTTTCTTCTCATTTTCGGTCAGCGGACGCTTCTCATCCGCCTTGTAGTCGATCGGCTTCATGATGTCCTTCAGATCCTCGTAGAGATTCGCAGCGTAAAGGCGATCATGGACTGCGGTCCGCATAATTTGCGAAAAGCAGAGGAGCAGCTGCTGCTGAGTGCGCTTCTTGCCGGCGGCATCGTTGAGGAGCATCTGGTAGTGGATCGGGAGAACGTCACAGAGCCGCACGCCTGCCATCTGGTCCATGTGCTTGTCAATGATGTTGAGATACATTCGTTTCGTGTTGTTGGATGCTTCGGCCTTATAAACAGTAAGCCATTTGTGAGCGTAGTCCAGAAACAGGATGTGTTTATCGCGGACGGCTTCCATATTTTTGATTTTGTTGTTGTACTGAGCAACCTTTTCTTCCAGATCTTTGCTGCTCTTCTTTGATCGGATCGTGATATAGTGTTTCTGGGTCCCCTGATAGGTGCCGTCCCATACGCGGGCCTGGAAATATCCGTTTTTTTGACGTGTATATTTTGCTTTTGCCATGTTCTATACCTCCATTTTCTGAAAAAGGGTGCAAAAATAACAGGAATCGGGAAACGAATGTTCGTTTTGACACCTGTTCCAGAAAATGGTAATATACAGATGGAAACTGTGTCCATTATCTGGATGCAACCCCGCCTTGGTGTTGGCGCACCGGGGCGGATTTTTTTATTTACTTTTTAATGACATTTCTTGCAAGGCGTGTATCCTTGCGCCTGCGCATCGGATAACGAGATCTGATGCGGATTTGACATATTGCTGCAGCTTGATTTGGAATGATATTTCTTTCCGGAATCAGAAACCCATACCATAGTTTCCTGCTGATCGGACGATGCCGGAGCCTGTGTAGCGGCGGGAGCAGCGGTTGGCTGTGTATCGGAAAGATAATCACTTGCCACGTAAGCCTCTGTTCCATTGTAGTCGATCTTAGACCAGCCGTTTTCGGAGCTGATAACGGTAACAGAGTCGCCAGCCGAGAACGTGCCGAGTTTTTCGGCATCCGCGCTTGCGGCGGCTCGAATGTTGAGCGATGACGTGGAGTACATTACTTTCGTTTCCACGGGCGCTTCTGTGGGAGTCGGCGTTGATGTCTCAGACACAGCAGAAACGGTGGAAGATGAAGCTGCGGAAGAGGATGAAGCCGCGGCTTCGGCTGCTTTCTTCCGGCCGCTGCTGAACCCGCTTGAGAAGACACCGACGATCAGGAAAAACAGAATGAAGCCGAGCAGGATAGTGCCACATCCGACGGTTCCACTTTGCGCCTTTTTAGAGGATTTCTTTTTGTGAGATCCTCCGCCGGAAGTTTTAACGTAGCTCAGACCGGTGCCAGGAGCGCTAAACGTGGTAGTTTTGCGGCCGCTGCTGCTCACGGAATGATGAACACCTTTACCTCCAACAGAAACACCAACGCTCTTATTGGAGACGTTCAGTTTGACGCCTGGAGCAATTTTCTTGCTCTTTTTGAATCGCATACCCATAACGATTCCCCCTCTCTGGATGTATAATTTCCCGGAAACCGGGAACTATAATGTCATGAAAATATTAATCCAAGACATCATATACAAAAGAAATTTGACGCTCCGCCAGGCGGCCTTACTGACTGGAATCCCAAAATCTACGCTGGAAGATATCTGCAGCAACGGAAGAATGCCGCGAATCGACACGATGGAAACCGTCGCTAAAGGCCTGAAAGTGCGGATTACGGACTTATTCGACAGTCCGTACAAATAAGTGTCCGGGAACACGGACAAATGTCAAAAGACGCTGATTTTTGCCCAAAGATTTCGTATTATTAATAAGGATGTTCGAAAAAAGATATTGAAATCGAACGAACGTTCACATATAATAAAAACAAAGATCGGAGGGCGTACATATGGACTACAAAAAAAATTATCATTGAAATGCTCGATCATGCCAATAAAAAACAATTACGAATGATCTATATCCATGTTCGAGCACTTTTGGGGCTGAGGTAACTCAGCCCTTTTTTGTTTGGATGGAATCAAGGAAACTTTCCAAAACACTCCATCCATTTTCGTCCAGCGCAGCTAGGCCAGAGATCAGGCGGCGCTTGAAAGAATCCTCTTCGTTAGAAAGCAACTCTTCGATAAATTCTTTGATTTGCTCATCTTTAGATAGTTCGATAAACATTTCCCCTCGACCTGTGCGGAGCCAGTCGGGATTAAGATTGAATGTCGCACAAATTAAATCTAAAAAGGGTTCATCAGGACTTGTCCGACCGAGTTCAATGTTCTCAATTTTTCCTCTGCTTTTTAAACCTAATCTATTAGCAAATTCCTCTCGGGATAGTCCGAGGACTTTTCTTAATTCCTTTATACGTTCGCTCAATGTTTTTTCACCTCCCATATACAGAAGAAATTTGACGCTCCGCCAGGCGGCCTTGCTGACCGGAATTCCAAAATCTACGCTGGAAGATATCTGCAGCGGAAGAATGCCAAGAATCGACACGATGGAATCCATTGCTAAAGGCCTGAAAGTGCGGATTACGGACTTATTCGACAGTCTGTACAAATAAGTGTCCGGGAACCCGGACAAATGTCAAAAAATGCTAATCTTCGCCCGAAAAATTCGTATTATTAATAAAGGACGTTCGAAAAAAATATTGAAATCGAACGAACGTTCGCGTATAATAAGGATAGAGATCGGAGGGCAATACATATGTACGAAAAATATCTTGCTGAAATAAAACAGATGTTATCATGTATGTCGGAAAGGGACATACAAATCGTCGCAAGGATTTATGGAATTTTGAGAATTTATTTGGAAAAGAGGGGGAGACGTTAGTCCCCCTTCTTTTTTTGCAGATTCTCACGTAATTTTGAAAAGTATAATCTTGCAGCAGATTTTGATGTATCGTCCAATTCATGATAGGTTCGCATCATTTCGATAATAAAATCTTTAAAAGGATCATCATCTGGTTCAAGTAGATCTTCTACATAAGAGGAAACCTCGTCGATTGGCAATTTTTCTTCAAAAATAGGGCCGGTTCCACTTCTTATCCATTCTTCGTTGACGTGGTATTTTGCGCAAATATCAGAAATAACACGATCTGTCAATGCAATTCTACCAATTTCAATGTTACCTGTATTCGCGCGAGACATATTCAAGGATTCAGAGAACTTTTGCTGAGTAAGATGCAAAACGTCTTTCCTTAAATAGCGGATGCGCTCATAAGCGTTCAATTCACTCACCTCCTTACAAAAACAGTATAACACACGTGAAAATGCTTGTAAAGCACAAAAATAAATGCTTGACAAACTATCTGCAGCAACGGAAGAATGCCGCGAATCGACACGATGGAATCCGTCGCTAAAGGCCTGAAAGTGCGGATTACGGACTTATTCGACAGTCCGTACAAATAAGTGTCCGGGAACCCGGACAAATGTCAAAAAATACTAATTTTCGCCCGAAGATCTCGTATTATTAGCAAAGGGACGTTCGAAAAAAGATATTGAAATCGAACGAACGTTCGTATATAATAAGGCTAGAGATCGGAGGGCGTACATATGGACTACAAAAGAAAGATTATTGAAATGCTTAACAAAATAAACGATGAAAAGACACTGTCGTTCATTTACAAAATCATCTCTAATTTGCTGGACTAGGGGAAAACCCCTAGTCCTCTTTATTTGAACTCTTCACCAGTTCTTTCGCGATCTTTTCCAATAATGCCCATTCGTTTTCGTCTAATTTCGATAAAGTTAATATTAAACGAGTCTTAAAAGAATCTTCCTCCTCTTTAAAAAGATCAGTGGTCATTTTTGCAATTTCATCATCTCTTGTAGTAGGAAGAAACATTTCTCCTTTTCCTGTGCGGAGCCAATCTTCGCTAACATTAAATTCACGACATATAGAAGTGATTACTGCGTCAAGAGGAGTTCTTATGCCGGCTTCGTATCCAGCGACAGAAGCTTGCTTAACCCCGATCCGTTCTCCGAAATCGGTTTGATTTAGCTTGAGTTCTTTCCGCAATAATCGAATTCGATCTTTCATTTATTTGTCTCACCTTCTTTCTGAAATAAATTATAACACAAAAAATATAACGTTGCAATATTTTTTACGAAAAAAGCTTGACTAAATTATAGCGATGCTGTATTATGATATTGCAAAGAGATAAAACGAAAGGAAGTGAAGCTATATGTCAGAAAAAGAAAAAAAGACTATAGAAGAAATCTCCAAAGCAGTTTTGGGAATGACAGAAGCGGAAAAAGCGCGATTCCTTGGGATCGCAGAAGGAATGAGCATTATGAAAGACATGAACAAGGGAGATGCATCCGAGAGAAAAGAAAAATAAGAAGAAAGGGGAAATCTGAATGGAAAAGATAACCACAGATGAAGCAGCAAAGATGCTGGAGCACCTGACAGGAAAGAGATACGTAATCAGTGCCAGCAAGAAGAAAGAGCCTATGCGCGTCGAGTATCCGGCGCGCTACATGAGAAAAGCGGAGCTGCTGAGAATGGAAAATCCGCTGATCGGAAGAGAAGTCCTGAACCGGGCGATCATGTACGCACCGGAGGGCGTAGCCCGGAAAGTTGATCCGCGGAAGAAAAACAGTCCGGTCATTTTTGACACGGAAAAATTTGAGGAATGGAGGCAAAAGCATTGAAAACACAGAATGTAATTGCCGTTATGGCAGGAGTAGCAGGAACATGGACTTATTTTGCGGGAGTGGAGCAGTGGAAGCCGTTTCAGATGGCCGCAGGCCTCGGAATTGCTGCCGCCGGATGGGCGGTCAAGCGGATCTGGGAAACGATCGCAGAACGGAAAGAGGAAGAAGAGGAGCGGATCGCACGCCATAAGGACGAGGTGTTTTCGATTTGGATGAACTGCGGAGCAAGTATGTTGTTTAGAGGCGATAAAAAATGGCAAAAGAAAGATTGACAGTAAAAAATCCAGACGGAACGTACCGGATCTGGATGGATCACGCCGGAACATTCCGGCTGGAAAGCCAGATGAACTCTGTATTTGCTTGCGGAGACTTGGTAGACAAGCTGGGAAAATACGAAGATCTCGAAGAAATGAAAAAGAAAAGCCCTACATGCTGAGGAACATGTAGGGACAAGAGTTAAAAAGATTTTTTCGATATTTATCTTATCACGATCGACATCGAAAGTCAAAGAAAATATTGAAAAATAAGGGGAGAAAGTCCCCTGTTAAACCTCGATAAAGAGATTAAAGTTAGGACGTATGAGATGGCGACGAAGAGGAAGATATATAAGCTCCGAGGGGGAACCGTTCTGGATGTAGATGAATTCCATGACGGGAGATATGGAGGCCCTGGGGGAACGAAAAAAGAGAAAAAAGAAGTGACTCCGGAGCAGATGAAGGAAGCGAATCACCGGACGAAGGTGAAAAACTGTCAGCGAAGATTGATACAGTATTTCCGCCCGGGAGATTGCTTTGCCACACTGACCTATGCTGTGCACAACAGACCGAAGAGCATGAGACACGCAAAGAGGGATTTTCAGAAAGCGTGGAGAAAAGTGAGGAGCGAATTCTGCAAGAGAGAGGTGGAGCTGTACTGGATCCGAAATCTGGAGAAAGGGACAAAAGGAGCCTGGCATATCCACGTTGTTATCAACGAGACAGGGGATGTAGCGGCGATTCTGCAGCGTGCCTGGGATAAGGGCGGAGTGTACGTGGAGACGTTAAAGCAAAATAAACTGTACGATCCAACGTTTCGCCTCCTGGCAGAGTATATGTGTAAAGACGAAAATACGAAAGAAAAGAAGCAGGACGGAACAGAAGCAAAACCGAGAGTGAAAGAATCGTCTTACAGTCATTCTCGGAATATGCCGTTGCCGGATCCAGAGAAAAAGTACCTGAAAAGGTGGAAAGAAGAAGTGAAACCGCCGAAAGGGTACTATATCGCGGACTACTACGAGGGAATCAACCCGAAAACACACTATAAATACCGGCGATATACACTGATCAGCCTGGAAAGGAGGGAAGAGGACGATGGAGACCGGCATCTACATAGAGCTAAGCGCAAACGATCCACGAGAAAGAAGCCGTAGTTGGGGTTATGTGCTGGAAGCTCCCGGAGGAAAGACCAAACACGAGACAGGGGAATGTACCAGCACAATGCACGGAGCCACACTGCAGACATTGATCAAGGCGCTCAGCCGGTATCACAAGCCGAGTCAGATCACGATCCACGCTGCGGATGAATGGATTTTGAACATGCTGGAGAATCAACTCCCGGCATGGGAGCAGAATGGCTTCCGGAATGCGCGGGGGGAACCGATCAAGTATCAGAAGGAGTGGGAGCAGCTGGCAGAAAAAGTAAAAGAACACAAGATCACGATCGCGCCGGGGCGGCATGAATACAGCGCCTGGCTGCAAGATGAAATGAAAAGAGGATGATGAGATGTTTGAACGATTTGGAGAACTGGAATCAGCCAAAGAAATTAACGAGTTGGCAGTAAATCTGTTCAACGAGGGAGATATGGAGAGCCTGCGCGTCATGGCGGCAGAAAACGGAATTCCGGAGGTTTTCGTGGAGCTGTTCTGCGACGGAGAAATTCGAGAACTGTGCGAT